CATTTACACTTCTCTTTACTCCTTCGATGAGGCAGGCAATTATGATTCTGCCGTCATGGATAGGGCATGGTGGGATTTCGACATGAACGACGATTTCACGATGGATGATGTCAAGCATGATGTCGCCGCACTGATTGAGCGTTTGGATGGCGATGTTCGCCTTGTTGCTACTGGGCGTGGATTCCATGTTCACCAATTGTTCAAGCGACCTGTGCGTGGTCGGGAATGGGCAATCCACCTTGACCGCTATGAGCGCAAAATGGCGGAGGGTTTGAGCAGTCTTGACGGCGTTGGTTATCCCGAAAAGTTGACAAGAGTTTCGGGCACATACAACCCAAAGCGCAGAAAGTGGGCAGTTTCTATACCTGCAAATGAGTTTGCGCAGAATCCTTTTGATTTTCCGATTCCCAGTAAACCTTTACCGCATTACAGACATTTATGCCCGTTTCAAGGCTCTTTTTCGGTAAATGAATGCTTTGATTTGGTTAAGTGGGCACATGAGAACCCCGTTCCTATACGCAAGCAGACATCATTTGTTGGCGAAGGTGTTTCAGTTGGCGCAATAGTGGGTGAATGCGCACTGCCCGATTGTCTTGAGCGTGCAATCCGTGTGAGCAACCCACCGCATCATGTCCGTGTAGCACTGGTTCAAGAAATGCGCAGACAGTTGGCGTTTTACGCACCCCCCTCCGCTTTATCCGAAGAGGAAAACCATGAAATTACAGACAAGATATGCCTATTCATAGAAGGTCTTAACTGGCAAGACTACAAAGAGGCGATAACACGAAAGTATGTTGCAGGCGCAGTGCGCAAATATGAACACGCACCCTCTCCACTGTGGTATCGCAAACACAATTTATGCAATGGAAAAGGATGTTGGTTTTGTGCGCAATGAAGAAGAATTAAAGGACATGCTTAAACAAGCATCGCAGTTGCGGGATAGATGGCTTCAATGCTTGACCGATAAAACATACGCAGACAACAAGCAAATGGTTGCGGCGGTTCGCAACTACAACGCTTTGCGTGGAGTCATCAAGACTTTACATTGGGTTTTGCGCCATCCACTTGCAGAATCCCCTCTCCGATAAGACACTGTGTTAAATACCTCTTATGCGCAGAACAACACTTGATGATAACGGCAGACGACAGGGAGAATGAGAAACTTCTCCATCGACTGTTCGTTAAGGTTGGCAATCGAAAGACAGACCCCAAAGGGCAATGCGTCGTCAAAAGACTGCGCACTGGCGATTACATCATCGGTGATTACGGGATTGAGGCGAAAGAAATCAATGACTTGTATCGGAGTATTCTCGGTATTGGGCGCAATGGGCGCACAGTCAATCATCAGTTGGCGGAGTTGTGCGAAGCAGTCGAATACCCAATCCTTGCAGTTTACAACACAACGCTCAAACCATACTTCAAAGGGCGCAAACCAAAGAGGCAAGAAGTTGCAAGAGAAATACTGCGCCAACAAAGAGTCATCAAGTCATTCAAAATGACGCTCTATTCAAAGTTTCCAAAGGTTCGATTGATTGAGTTTGCAGACATGGATGAGTTTGTCGAATGGCTCGCTATCCTCAATATGAATAGCGCAATGCGTGGAAAGTTTAAGCCAGTGCCTCGAAACCAACCTCCCGATGACCCACGATTGCGTGCGCTTTGCGCAATTCAAGGGATTACAGAACCGATTGCCGTCGACATAATGAAGAAGTATGGCTCATTGCCCGAATTGCTCAAGGCAAAAACTACTCAAAAGGATTTGATGAAAATTAAAGGCGTTGGTCGCACTATTGCTCGCCGAATCAAGGAATTGAGAAAGCAGTGGGTTTAATAGAGAGTCCAAGCAAGGGTATATTGCGGGGCAAGAACCCAACAACAACTCCTTCGTTTGTTTCTTGTTTCTTTCCTCACCTCTCTTGCCCCGCATCCTACTCATCAATAGGGCTTCATGCTATTGCTTTGAGCCGTTCCAACATTGCTATAACGACGCAATTTCACGGACAAGGAATGAACCTTGATTGAATAAAATCCCGATTGGATTGTTTCATTGCCCTGTGCGGGTCGACGCTCGATGCGCACATTGATTGTGTTGCCTGCTACATTTGCGCCTCTCAAAGAAGAAGGATGGAAAAGGGTGATTGCCCTTCTCACGGTATTTTGGTCTGCGTTTCCTTTGACTGCTATCGTTTGCGTCTGTTCTTCGCCTGTTTCTGCGCAACTCACTACGGTTGTGATTTCACCGATGTTTGAAGTATCTCCGCCGAATGTCAACTGCGCAACAACCGACACGAAACCGCCTTCGCTCACATCATTCGGAACACGAACATTGATTGAATGGCTATTTATCTCGCCCAGTTGACCCATTTCGGGGTCGACAATCCCTGCGAGAACAAAACCATCGCTTGTCATAACGCTTGAGCCTTCGCTTGTAGCCAAAGACGATTCGATTCCGTCAATATCACGGTCGAAAGAGAGCGATGATGACGGTCTGTTCTGCCCTATAACTCCAAATTGCCCTGTGGATAGCCCTACATCGCTTGCAAACGACGCTTTTCCTTTCAAGCCCCTGTATGCCCCCGAACCCAAAAGGTTCGCAGAAAGCCCGTTAAACGACGATTCCGAGTCGCCTGTTCTCGACACGCCCAAAAGACCGCCTACTGGCGCAATAGTGCCGCCCCCGCCCAAAGGTGGGATTGGTTTGTTTGGTTGCGTTGTAGGTGGCGGGAGAGGTGGCGTTTCGGGTCGTGGAGGTCTGTTGTTTCCTCCGCCGCCTTCTCCGACAATTTTGACAAAACTTGCAAGACCATACTTGAAGTGTTTTTCCGTTCTTTGCAAATCCAAAACAACATTGTCAATTTTTTGCTCATCCTTAGTCCATTGAATGCCTGCAATGTTCAGCGTTTCGGTTTCTAAATCAATGTGGGTATCTGTCAATGAAACGGTCGTTGCAGGGATGTAGTTGATGTCCTTGACGATTTTGACTCTCGGCGCATAGTAAAGTGCCCTTGTTGACATCTGTTCTCCAAGACCCGCCAAGTGATAACCCAACGGGAATGCACTGCGCATATTGCTCACATTGCCCGAATACGCAAAGCCAAACACGCTATGCGAGTTTTCCAAATGCTCACTGCCCGAACCACTGTTTGCATCAATTTCTTCGCTCATTCTGCGCAAAAGACCCATGAGGTAATCGTAGTCAACACTGAATGTAATGTATCGAGCAGTGCTTGAGTATGTCGTTGGCACTTGCACCCGATAAAGTCCATTTCCTGTAATTTCAATACTGGAATACGCACCTGTTGTATATGAAGCAGTGTCATATTCGGGAGGCAAACTGCCGCTTTTCGCACTATCAAATGGAATGTCAAACAAGTGCAATCGGAATCGTGCGTTGTCTGTTGGTGGGTTTGCGGCTCGACCATCTGCGCCGTCGCCATCAATAGTGATACAAAGGCGCAAATCCTGTGAAGTGCCATTGCTCACAAGAGGCATGTCTTTGTCGACATACATGACCTTCAAACATGGTTGCAGACTGCGTGTTCCGTATGTTGGATAGCCACGATGACGAGGCGCAACTGGAACAAAGTCTATCGGGTATTCTGTGTTGCTTGACGGCAGGCTGAATCCACTTTTACAGAAGATGCTAATTTTTGCTATGCCGCCTCCCGAAGTCAAAGTGTGATAACCATTTGACAGTGCTACTGCCGTTCCGTATGCTTCTCCACCCCACTTAAACTGCGCCGTTCCCGCCGAATTGATTTTCAGCGTTCCGCCTATTCCCATACCACCAATGTTGCTACTTCGCACTTGTATATTGTGCGCAACGGAGGGGTCGGGGTTGGGAATAGCAATTGTGTAGCCGCTTGTGCTATTTTGACTTTGGCTTGTAATGTCGGAGGCATTGCTTTCGTGCGCAAATCGGGTGTTGTTGCTCAAACGATAGTCTTGAATGCCGTTGTATCGGAATCCTCCCCATGTGTTGTTCCATGAAGCATTGCTTTTGCGCCCATACAAATAATTGCGCACAAATGCGTCGTTGACATAACCATACCTGCCTCCGTCGAGCATTTTATTTTTGTCGCCTGCCTCAAGCATCACTTCTGCGCTGATTGAAACCTGCGCATCCTTTTCACGCAAAAACTCCTGTTTAGCAAGAGCCAGTGCTTCATCACGACTAAACACCTTTGGATGTTGCAAGACACGCCATCGAGTCAATGTTTGTGGAGAGGGTGTAGGAAAATCAACAAAGTTTGAGTTGCCGTTAAAGTAAACACGAACATTGGTGATTTGAGAACCGAGTCTTGTCGTCATGTTTGTTGTTTTTAAGTTGTTTCTTGTGAATGCAAATCCGCTTGTCATCTGTTGGCGCACAGTCAAAATGTTATCTCTATCCATCAACCAGTTGAAAGTTGTTTGATGCGTTGCGCCGTTTCCATCCTTTGCAACAATTTCTTTTGCAATGTTAAGTAGTGTGGAGTTTTTGCCATCAAACGAAGAACCGAATGAATCCCTGTCCGATGAGTTAACTGCCTTGAGCATGTTTCTTGTAGGAGTCATTTGATAGGAACATGGGAGAGTTGAGTTTTGCCCCCATGTATCTGCAAATGCAAGAGTAAACATACTGCGCAGTTTGTCATCTGCGTAGTATGTGCCTACATTTTCGGACTTGATAACTCCGTCAATGTTGACAGAAAGGCGCAGTGGGAATAGCGCAGAAGGTGTGTTAAACACTTGAACCGTTTGGAATTGCCCAGTTGAGTTTTCATCTTCGGGATTTTTGAGAGTAATGGTGGCTCTCGACGCAGGCGTAATACCTGTTCCCGCCAAACCTTCTTTTTCCGAAGTAAGAATGGTGTTGATACTGCTAATTTCACCAATCAACTTTGAGTCAATTGAAGTGATAAATACGCCCGTTAATTTATCACCTTTTACTGCGTCATGTCCTTTTCCAGTCCATGAAAAGTAGTAAATCAAATCCTCTTGTGAACGATTATCTCCCGCTTGACAAATGATTGCGCCAGTGCCGCTTGTATTAAACAAAGAATTGTCGTCGATAAAAATTGTAGTATCTCCAAGTGTAATGTCTGCTGACAAAATAGTTTTGTCATTTAACATGTAAAGTGAGTTTTTGTGTGAAACAATTTTGCTACTATCGCTTGTTTGATACGACGCAATACCTGCTTTGTAGTAAGCATCTGTCAAATATGGGAATCCTCTTGTTGCAAGAACATAGTCGCCAAAGTCAACAAGTCCTCCGCTTTTGTATCCACTTCGACCGCCTGTTGACATGGTGTTAAGGTTGTAAAATCGGGATGCGTCAAGAATGAGGAAAGAACCTCCTTTGGTTTCCCAGTTATGATAACGGTCATCCAATGTTTCGTGATTGCTACAACCATTCAAAGACGACCATGCAAGACCTGTAAATGGTTCATTTGTTGCATCGAAACTCCACATGTCGACATCTTCGCCTATTTTTAACGATGTAAAAACATCGGGTTCGCCGTTTTCATTGATTTGGTCTGCAAGAGCAACATTGATTTCATAGTTGCTTGGGGTTGGCAAAACAATTCCAAAATCAGTTTTGCGCAAACCTCCATCTGCATTTGCTCTCCCGTCATTGCGCATATCAGCCCAAAGAACATAACAGTGCTTGTATCCATTGCTTTCATCAATTTGGCGCAAAGTGTAAATTGTTTTTGCAGGGTCAAATGTCTTTTTGATTCCCTTGATTCCACCAATTTCGATGTTTCCTTTGCGCAGTTTTCCTCCCGACTGCGTAATAGGCGTTTGATTAAATGAAATAGCCCTTGCCCCGCCAAAATCAACATCCTGTCTGCGCACTTTGATTGCATCGGGGTCATTAAAATAATGCGCAGAACCGAGCGACCACTGTGAATTGCCTTGATATTTTGCTTTTACATAGGAAAACTCATCAATCATAGGTTCAAAATGAACACGGCATACTTGATAGATTTGACTACTTGCTCTTGCAATAACTTGAAAAACACCATTGAGGTCGAAATGACGGAATCCTTCATGGATAACAATGTCGCCCAGTGCAACAGTATTTGTTCCTGTGATTGTAAATGTATCATTTGATGCGTCATAGTCAATAGTATCGGTAATTGATGGGTCGGACACGGTATTTCCAATAACATACTGCGACTCATTAGTTTCAGTATCAAGCAACTCAAGAATAATTCCTGTGTCCTCCATATTGTATTTCTTAATAAAATGCCACATACCTGCCTCGTTAAACTTTAGAGTAGTGCAAGCACCATTGATTTCGTTTGCGCCACCTACTGCATGATGGACTTGATTCAAACCATTCCATGCTGATGCCGTTCCATCACTGTTATAGCCTGCAACACTATGCCCTGCGGCAATGTAGTTTGGACTCTTTACCCAATGAAGTGCAGACTTTTCCCCACTGCGCCAATAAGGAACATCCTTGATAACTCCAAACTGCGCTCGGAAAAATGGCGACTTTGCTATATCTCTCATCCATCGAGCATGAATACGGCTATGTTTAACACGCTCATAAAGAGCAATTGTTGATGGTGCAGTTTTGTATAGCACAGGAGAAGTTTCGGGTTTTCTATGAGCAATTGGATTTGAGTTGCCGTCATACGCACCCAAACGCATAATTTCGGGTCTATCAGCAGTCGCAGGGATTAAACCAACTATACCGCCACCAAATGCGTCATACGGCGCAACAAATCCTACCTTTGTTGATGAATGAACAGACTCAACTTGAAATGGCTCACAATGATAATGATACTTTCCTGTATGCGCAGATTTAATTCCATCGGGAAGAATAAACCAATCTCCTACACTAAGCCCATGCGCAGAAGTTGTTGTCATTGTAGCGGCAATCGGAACTTCTGTTTGCTGATGGGTATTTGTTTTAACTTCGATATTTTGTTTTCCATTTGATGTCAAAATAGAAGAATAGGATGTGAGAGCATTTGTGTAGTTTCTGCTTAATCGTTCAACCGTAAAGACTTTATCGCCTGCATCAGCAAACGCAAAGGTCGTTGAAGTTTCAATGCGCACAAAGTAATCAGTTGTGTTTACATTAACATAACCACTTCCCCCACTACTGCCTTGTTGCATTTTGCGCAGAATCTTGATACTGTTGATTGGGTATGTTCCATCATAGCCGTCTGTTCCTTTTACAGTAATGCTATCGGCAGTTGTAATTCCTCTAAATGATGAAAGAGTTGCTTCAAAATCTGTTGATGACCCAAAAGAAGGAACTGCGCCATCATAGTGAGTATCATATTTGACCCAAAATGCAAGTTTGCCTGTTGGTTCATGTTCACCAAGAGCAAAGACATCGGATAAACCAGTATCGCTACTATACATGCCCTCCCATTCTGCTTCGATTTCATTTGCGCCGTATTCATCCTCCCCGATATACATTTGAATGGCTTGACCCGAATACAGTTGATTGCGCCCGTTAACATCTGCGGTATACTTTGTGCCCGATTCATTTACATTCCACTTATTAAAACCGAGAGAGTTTTCTCCAATTGTCAAACTGTGTGCGCCAAATAGCATTGTTGAAAGCAATGCTTCACTTTCAAATGTGCGCCTTATGTTTATCGAATCCATTGAAATGTGTTGATTCAAAGACAAGAATGCGTTTTGCCCAGTTTCCCAAATAGGCAACACACGGTCAAGCACACCTGTTGAATCTCTTGCATCAATTGTAGTCGAAAGAGTCTTTCCTTTACTGTCTTGGTCGTGCTTGATACCTTCGATGTAGCCAAACCAAATAGGTCGGGATTCGTTGTCAATAAATGAAATCAAACGCCATTCTGTTGCAGAAGAACCAGTAGTCAATGCAGACAACGCATACTCATTCATGTCATCAAGAATAGTTAACTGCATAGTTGATACTTGGTCTGCGCCGCTTGAATAGCGCATACGCTGAACGGGAGGTGGATAAGTGCCTCCGAGTTTCCAGTTGAGGGGCAAAGCAACTGCCGCCCTGTCAATTAAAGTATCAAGAACAACGCAGTTTTCTGTGCCGTTTGCAGACCATTTTGCGTCAAGACTCCAACCAATTGCGGTATCAAATGGCACTGCGGTATTGACAGAACCAGTTGCAAACGCCGTAGTGTCATCATTGGCGTATGCCTCCCATGTGTTTGTGTTAAAATCAAAAACCACATATACATCAGCCCAAATGTTATCTGCGTTGTAGGGTGTTTCTGTGCCGCCATTCCACTTTTGAATGCCACTAATCCCTAAGTTTGCAAGAGTAATGTTAATTGTAGCAAGTGAAGCAGTGTCATTAAAATCATCGGAGGTCGTTGAATAGATTGCGCTATCTTTGTATCCAATTTTGAGAATGTAATTGTCAAAAGTCCAATCGCCAATTTTGTGCGCAGAAATGCGCAGATGGAACATTTCACCCAAACCACGCAGTCTAATTGCGCCATTGTAGGTCAAAAGACGAGATGTATGCGCAGAATTAGCATCATTGTAAAGTGAGTTAACCATGAAGTTTTTACCCGATGGCGATTGCACTTCTTGTAGGTATTTTTGTGGTCGTGTTTGCGCAGTATTGTAGCCTGCTTGTGCTTCTTCGCCAGTATAAACACCCGCAAAGGATGTCATTTTAATTTCACCTTCGAGATTACTATACAATAAGCGAGAATAACCACCCGCATGTTCCATGTTAAGTAGCGACAAACCTGTTCCTTTTGGAGTAAAGTATCTGTCGCCTCCAAGTGTAGGGTCAATTGTTCCAGTAGGCATGTAGTAAGAACCTGCTGAATCGTGAGAGTTTGCAATGCGCAAATAGCCTTCTGTTCCTGTTCCATTCCATTTATGTCTGTTCGCCGCAAGACTTGTAGGTATTGATAGGAATGATTGCAATTCGGGTTTTGAACCATCAGTATTTGTAATGTCAACAGTAATCCATTCGTGAATCCCACGATTCATTGTTAACTTGTTATCTGCATCAGTGAAAAAATCATGCCCAAGATTCAAAACTGGGTCATTTTCGTGATACTGCCCACTGCGCAAACGGTCATAGTATGAATGTTTGAATCGTGGATTAAGGACATTTTCACCATTCAAAAGACTGCCAAAGTGCGATTTTGTGTGGTCGATAGTGCGCACACTACCTTCATTTGCATCATCTGCTACTGCAACAGACGAATGAAAATCGTCATAGTATCCTGTAAGCCAGTAAGTTTGCTCTAATGTAATTGACTTCATACTGATATACCCCGATTGCTTAACTCCGCTACTACTCCATCTGCTACTTGACTCACCATTTCGGGAAGTGTCATTCCATTAAAGACATTGGTTTGGATAATTTCTGTTTTATGCAGTAGGTTTTCGATACCGCCCTGCGATACTTGCTTGTAAAGTGCGCCCGTAAAGTTTTGTCGTTGACCGAAGAATAATTCTTCTCTTGCATTTGCAAACTCAAACATTTCGCCCATAGTTTGCGCATTTGCTTCTGTGATTTGCCTTATCGACGCTTCATGGTATTCTTCTTCAATAGTTAACATTGCATCAAGGAACTTCTTTTTTGCCATTAAGCCATCATAAGAGTAATCAGCGTTAATCTGTTTCACCCTGTCAAGTGCCTTTTTTTCACTTGTAAAAATCTCTTCATGTTGCTTTCCTTGTAAATCTGTATATTGAACCATATATTCATCTTCACCAAATGAAATGTAGGGAACGCCAACCGCATCACCAAGAATACCAGTAGGTATTCTTTCTTCTCCGCCTAAATCTGTTTTGAATCCGCCGCCAAAATTGCCGCTTGCAAGGGCTTCATTTACTCTCTTTTGTTCCTCCATTGAATCGCTCAAGTTTTCAATAGCAAACTTTGCTTTGTTAGCCGCCGCAATTCTATCCTTAATATCAGCGTTAAAAGCCTCCGAGCCTGTTCCACTGACGGCTTCAAGAGAAGCCAATTCAGTGTTGATGTCTGCAAGGGATTTTGTAATGAGTTGTGGATTTTTGATTAAATCTTGCGCAGAATGGTCGACAATACCTGCAAGCAAGGCATCTTCGTTTGCTATAATTGATGAAAGACTTGACTCCATTGTGTTTAGACCATCGTTAAACTCATTAAGGTTGTCAAGAGGACTTGCAAGGAAACTGTCGCCTACAAACGCCTTAACCATCATGTAGCCTGCGGCAATAGCAAGACCTGCGGCAACAAGACTTGCACCTGCCGTTAATCCTCCTTGTAGCACAATTGCGGCGGCTTGTTGGATGTTCATTCCTTTCAGTGCCGCAGTCTTAGCCATCAATGCGGGAACGGCTCGCATCAGCATCATAGCCGCCATTCCACCCATCATAACAGTCATTGATTCTTCGGCATCAACAACAAACGGCAGAATCATTGTCAACGGCATCATTGCTCGATTGACATTGTTAATTGAAAATCCAAGACGCACTGCCGCAACGGAGGATTGACCCATTGCAATTGCATTTGCTCGGAATCCAACTGTTGATTTAGAGTTTGTTGCAATTTGTTGTTTTGCGGCGGCATCTGCTTGTTGTGATGCTACAATGCTCATTTCAAGCGTGTTATTTTTCTTTTGTAATGACGCAATGTTTGCTTCAAGCAATGATATTTCTTCTATCAAAGCAGGGTTAACTTTTGTATTTGTCAATTCTGCACGAATTAAATCGCTACGAATGATACCTATTTTGACTCTTGACTCTTGAATCAGCGCATTGTTTTTCTGTATCCGTAATGCCGCTTGATTTTGTTCTGCTTGTGTCAAAGGAACAAGAAGTTGATATTCTTGATTCATTATTGCCTGTTCTTCTCGACGAGCATTTGTCAAAGCAACTTGAGCCTGCACTCTTTCTCGCATCCCCATTGTTCCCGACGCAAGAAGTGAATTGAAATTAGCAGTAGCAATACCTGCCTGTTGATTTAGGCTTTTATACATCATCATTTGTTGTTGGAATGGTTGCATGTGCCCTGCAACAGTTGCAAAAGCACTTCCGCTTTGCGTCAATTTCATGCTTAAATCTTGCAGTGCTTGTGCTTCATAAAAGACCATTCGCCCAGTATATTGATGTATTCTTGCTTGATATGAACCAGTTGCGCCATACTCTTGTTGTTGCAATGCCATTAGGCGCACAGTTTCAGTATTGTTTCTTTGCGCAATTGCAAGACCTTGCAACTCATTGCGATAATAGCGCACTTGACCCATGTTGTTGACTAATTCTTGACGATAAATGCGATTTTTTGCAGTCAATGCGCCAAGATTTACATTTGCGTTGACCGAGTATTCGTTTTCAACTTGATTTGAAAACTTTACTGCTTTTGCTTTTTCAAGGAACACATTGCGCTGATTAACGGTTTCTGCGCTCATTGCTCGTTGAACTGCGCCAAGTGTGCGAAAAGCAATAATCATGTTAAATACTTGAAAACCAACATTTGCAAACGGCGCAATAAGGTTTTGATAAAGACCCGCAGTGCGAATAACATTTGTCATTACATCCAAACCAAAGTCGGTTTCGGATAAATCACGAATAACAGTCAAATAATGATAAGTGGCTTCTTCTGCTTTGAGGTATGCGGGGGCAAGATTTTCACCAATTTCCACACGCACATTTTCAGTGATGGCTCGCAACTGTTCCATATCGAACACTGCTGATTCTGCACGATTTGAAAACTCATCAAGTGCGCCATATACGCCATTATATGCGCTTGTTTGCAATTCAACAAGACGCTCTTGATTTTCCATAAGTTTGAGAAACTTAACATAGTGTCGAGAACCTGCAACTGATACGGCAAGATTTCGCTTTTGCTCGGCAGTCATAGTTTGATAAGCAGGCGCAATCTCTTTCAAGATGTCCGATAGTTTCATTTGTGTAATAACCGAAGCATCAACGCCGCCCATCAACTCTTGTAGGGTCTTAACCGCATCGGTATTTTCATTTCCAATGCGCTGATAAATCATACGCAGACCTGTTCCCGCACGACTTACTTCTTCACCAGTTTCAAGCAACAACGCCGACATAGCCGCCATTTCACCAATAGATTCACCCGCAATGTTTGCCTGCGATGCAAACTGGTTAAGAACGAAGGTAATGTCCTCCATCGTTGCAACGGAGGTGTTTTCGACTGTGTTTAACTGGTCGAGAACACGCAAAGTATTTCCACGCACAACATTTGCTTGTTGTTCTGCGCTAAGAGCATCATACTGCGCCTTAGTCAAATTGCCCATCATAAAGCCAGTCTGTTGCGCAAGAGCAATCAAACGGTTCATACCCATCTCGGTTTCCATTTCACCGACTGCCGCCATCAAAAGACCTGCTCTTGTGGCTTCAATAATTGCTTCTTGCGACTCAAGAACCTGTTTCAACTGCGCAGTCCTTGCGCTTGCGGCAAGTGCTTGTTCACCGCTAAATGCAAACGATTCACCCAGTTTTACTGCTGATGCGGCGAACCTTTCGGTTTCACCATCCATGCCTTGATAAAACTTTCTAACACGAACAAGTTGCCTTTCAAACTCATAAAAGGAATCAGTGATTTCGGCTACTGCATTGAGTATGCCTTCTGCCATTTCATCAAAAGAATCTGCAATGTTTGCGGCGGCATCAGCCATAATAGCAGACTGAACAGTAGCGGCAGACTGTGTATCGCTGATGAGTTTTGAGGCTTGAAATGTTCCGACAACATCGAAAAAGACTCTTGCCGCACCTGCTCTTGCCATATCAACCACCGTTTAGCCAACTGTTTACTGAATCTCCTATTTCTTTTTGATTTTGAATCTGTTGTCTTTGTTGATTACGCCTTGCCACTGCACGCTTTGCGGCACGACTACCGCCGTTGCCACCACGATTGGTTTTGGCTTGTTCGTGTTGTTCTGTAATCCTTTCGCTAATTTCCCTCGCTATTTCCATATCAAACTGCATTCTTTCATAGCCATTTTCTTCATTGTATCGTTCATATAATTCGTGTGGGGCTATTCCTTTGAAAGTGCTACATAGGGAGGGTAATATGCGAGGGATTAGTCCAAAGGGGTCGCACCCTCTAAGGTGTCGCCTCTTACAAAGGACAGGATTTTGCGCACTTCTTCGGATGTCAAAGTGTTGATGTCAAAATCAGCAGGTTCAATGACACAGTTTGGAATCCATGCTTGGATTTGGTCTGCCATACCGCCGCCTGCTTCATCAAGCATATCGGCAAACTCTTCATTTTGTTCGGGAGTCCATTCGGAGGGGTCTGCGCCAAAATGACGAGTCTTTCGGAAAATCCTTGCTTGGATATTTTCAATCGGCAGTTTTTCCATACCCGACGCTTGGCGAACCCAAATCTTTTTACCGTCGTTTAATTCAATTTCTTTTTTCATTACTGGCATACTTTTTCACTTCTCTTTGCTATACTTTACTTTACTATTACTGTCCTTCGACAGTGATTACTGCGAAATACTGATTGCCGACACTTTTTCTCGTAATGCTTATGTCGACGATTTTATCACCATTGGTTAAAGACAACCAGTGTGCTTGAATGTTTGCTGATATTGTGGCATGTGTTCCAAAAATAACCGTAGTGCTTAACTTGGTCTTGTCTGCTATTGTGTGGCTCATTTAAGCACCACCCATCAAGCATCATAGTTGGCTACAATCGAAGAGTCTGCACCTTTGCACACAATTTGCATCATTTTGTTCGCATCGCCCAAATCATAAAGGGCGTGGAAGTTAACGCTCATAGTTTGAGAATCACGACCCGATACAGAAGTTTCGGGCATCTCAAAGTGAACCTTGAAGAAATCAAATCGAATAAAGTTGTTTGCATCGACTTCAAACAAGGCTGAAATAGCAGGTGCGGCAGAACCGGGATTAAAGATTCCTTGACCGTTGGTTGCAGTTGCGCCCATCAATTCATCAAAGAATGGTTCATTATCTGCAACATCGCCAGTAAGCAAAGACTTGTGGAAAGTCAATGAACCACTGATTTCTCTTGTAGTGGTTGGTGGGGCACGAATGCAAGTTTCCGAAGCAAGACTGTATGAGTTTTCAATATCCCTGTTGGTCTTGATTTCAAAGTCAATACTTTGCACAAGATTGGAATGAGCAGAACTTGTTGCCGCCGCTTCAAATCTCACAAAGGACTTTGCAAAGTGTGCCGCATCACCAGTGTAAGTAGGAACGGAGGTTGAAAGAGTTTCAGTTGACGACTTTTGACCTGCGCCAACAGTGTTAACAGTCATCATTGCGTATTCTCCAACGCTTGCAGAAACGCTGATAGACTCGATAACTTGACCGCCAAAGACATGCTCTTTTTCATCACGACCAATTTTGAAAGTGTATGAAGGCAATTCGCCTTGCTCGTTAACATCCAACTCGGCAAAGGTTCTTTGGTCTGCTTTAGTTGAGCCTTCGATGTCCTCGCCCATGATACCATGAAGGCAAGTGAAAGTAAAAGCGTCGGGTTGCAAAGCCATGCTGATTGAACCTTCTGCGGTTTTCTTGCTGACAATTGCTTTTGCCGCACCTTGATAATTCATATCATTGCGCTTCATTACATCAAATGATTGTTGGAATGATTCGGACTCAACTTCGCCAACGACACCGCCGCTTGGAGAAGAAGATGGGTTGTAATCCGTTGAGGATTCTTTTACGATTTTAACATAGCGTGTATGGCTACTGGGCATGAATCAAATGAAGCGTTGCTTGTCTATTAAACACTTCTATCAAAATGTTTATAACTACGCTTCTCTCAAAAACATTCGGATTTTCTTCATGTAAGTCAAACTTAGGCTATGAATGCACACTGTTTCATCATCATCAACCTTTGTGTCAAACTTAACATCATAGGAAATCAAACTATCAACTCCATGTTGCAATCCAGTTTGTGTATACAACTCATCGAATACTTCTCCGAGAATGCTTGCGCCTAAACGATAAGCGTTTGCGTAGTTTGTTCCTCTTGTAGTGATAAACACAATAACTTCATAGCGTTGGTCTGTGCGTGTGCCTGCTAAAGTCAAAAACTCAGGAGAGTCGCTTTTTTGAATCATCACATGCACACTGGGAGTCGGGAAGCGATTAACCATACTGTTGCTTGACAAATCATAACCATAAACAACACTGCTCGGTTTGACATGGGTTTTCAAAAACAAACGATTGCTATTGCGCAAAACTTCAACAACTTTCATTCCTGTGCGCAAAAGACTATGCGAAATAAAATCCGACATATCCATTTCATCGGGAGAATAAGCACCATGAGGCGTGAAATAAACAGAATAGAAATCGACTGTTCCACTGGTCGTTCCAAAAAATGCGCCTTGCGCAGAAGTGCTTTGCGCAGAAACTTCAAGGTAATGTTGTTGTGCATCATCATCCTCAATAATTTCACGCATATAGAGTCGAGCCTTTCCGCTACTATCGAGAGTCAAGCGCAAAATACAAGGGATGGCTTCTTCATCTCCCATGCCCAAATCAAGCCCTCCACTGGTTGTTGTAGTAGCACCAACGAGTTTTACCTTGCTCAAACTCCCATCACTATGCACTTCGACTCGGTGATTACCGTTGTCGAGAGCCATGAGGACTTCGCCATTAGAAGGGGCAGACTCAATATGGATAGCACACATCAAGGTGAGGTCATTTTCAGCATCAGCGATATTTTGTTTCCAAGTTTGCCCTCCGCTATCAGCAGTGATACGCCAATAACCATTTTGTGAAACTCCGTCGCCTGCATCGCCTGCGCTCAAAGTCCATGCGGCATTGTTATCACCAATTGGGCTTGTTGGGTCTTGTCCGTTTAGTCTTGAAGTCCAATAGTCTGTTTGTTTTGATACTGTCATATTTATCCTCTCCTTGCCGCCATAATACCTGTTCCACCAGTCTTTGTAGTAGCACTTGAGCCTCTTGCACTGATTGAACTTGTTTGTGAAAGGCTAAAGCCTGCAAGAACCGCCGCAGGTATAATCGCACCTGCGTCAACTCTTTCTTCAAAATACTGCTTAAACTTTTTTTCAATTTCTCCTATGTAGTCCATTGTGTCATAAAAACCGGGATGTGATGCTCTCATGCGCATACCTGTTGAAATCCAATTCCTTGCGCCAGTTGATTTATACCATCGTGTGCTTGACATAACAAGCATAGGCAAGTTTCCGTATCGAAATGGGTCAATTCCTTTTGCAACAATGTGCGCAAGTCGACCGCCTCTTTGACCGAGAACACCAACTGCGGCATCCTGTATTGATTTTCCAGTATGCACTGCATATTCCATTTGTTTGTATCTATGAATCTTCAAAGCATTAGCAACTTTTACATGGATATTTGTTGATTTACCGTATCCAAGTGTAGGAGGAACACGAACATTAGCAAGTGCGCCTGCTTTGCTTTTCAAATCACTGCGCACTTCTTCCATCATTGCAGTAATACCTGCACGCATAAACCCATCGAGTTGTCCTTCACCTTTGTTTTGCAATTCACGCAAAGCCCTGCGCAAAGGTTTTTGGTCGACATTGATTGTAAAATCACTGTATGAACCACGACGAGTAAAAGTTTGAGTCATTTTACATCACGCCTTGCCCGAATGAGCAAGTCGTTGTAGGCAATGTTCGCCTCTCATGCGCAAAGACTTGCCTCGAAGTCCACCGTCTGCGCCAGTTTGGTGTGTGCCTTCATCTTCTAAATACCCTGCCGCCGCTAAATCTGCGCAAACTTCACGCAAAACATGCGCAAACTCTCCTTGATAAACAACAGTAGCAGTATTGTGGTTAAATGAAATGCCAGTGCAACCTGTCAAATCATTGCTTGATTTTCCAGTCCATGAAAAAGAATCACCGTCAATGTTTCCACTGCCTGCCGTTGCAAAAGAAGAAGCATCGGAAAGAGTAATTGTAGTAGCACCTGCATTTACTGCGCCGTTCAAAGTAGTTTGCGCAGTTTCTTCTGTTGGCTCATCACGACCATACTCAACAAATGATTGGTCGATATGAATTGCGGCTTGTCTAATATGACGCTTGATTCGGGATTCTGCCCTACTTCTTTGCGCAGAATCAAGACCAATGCGAGAACCAACATCAGCAACAGAACAGTAGTATTCAGTCATTTTACTTCACCGTTTCACGCAATTTTTTAATCAGTTGTTCTTTTGTTCCTTTTGTATCAATGTCATATTCTGCGCAAAGGTTCATAATTTCCGATTTGCGCATACGCATCATTGCACTGTATGAAGGCAATGATTTGACTTCTTCAACAATTTCAGTAGCCTCTTCAACTATTTCCATTGCTTCTTCGATAGTCAACTGCCCATCTTCAAGTGCCTCTTCAACAAGAGGTTTCATTTTTTTCCAGTATTTGTATGCAAGACCTGCGCCAAACAAACCTAATGCGCCAATTGCGCCAATCATTTCAATATCCATTTCGTTCACCTTTTTTCTCTTTGTATTCAACAACAACTGCTTTTGACAGTGGAACAATCGCAAAATGACGGCTTTCGCCATCCCTATATAGACGGTATCCATGTGGTGTTTCTTCAATGTTTACATTAGTGTAGCACTTTTCGGGAGGCACATACACAATTTTACCTTTTCTTTGCGTCATTTTTGTTCACCTGTTATTAAGTCTTTGTTGAGTTTTTTTTCTTCTGCATCAAGACGCTTTGATTGAGCGTCAAACCATTCATCCAGTATTTTGCATCTTGTCATTATCGACACACCCATGTCCTTGTTGTTGAAATAGTTGCACCTGCACTATTGCTTGCTTCAAACACGGCTTTGATTGTTTCGCCTGCGGCAATTTGTCCTACAAGTCCACCTGCTATCCAAAGCCAATACAAAGGACTATTGAAAGCCCCTGTGTTAACATTCATTTGACCCAGTAAATTAACATCTTCGGGGTCGGGAACTGCGCCTCCGCCTCCGCCTCCTAAATCATCATCTAAAAATCCGCCTCCGATTGGGTCAATAGGTTGTTCACCAATACCGCCAAAATCGGGGAAATCGCCAAAACCGCCTTCATCGTCTAAGCCTCCGCCGCCTCCGCCGCCGCCTATTGCCATCGGCATAAATTGAACATCTGAACCTAAAGCATGGTTGCCATGTCCTTGCCATAAAATGTGGTCGAATTGACCGAGATTTAGAGTAGGGTTTGCATTGGATAATGTTGCAAGTTTGTGCTTAGTAGGCACAAGTCCTTTTTGCATACTCACTGTAAAAGAAGTTAATGTTGTTCCAGTTGCCATAGTAAATGGATTTCCTTCTGCAACAACAATTTCATTTTGAGTAGGAACAAAAGGATTTGATGCGGGAGGTGTAAGGTTTACACCAGTATATGCAGAAAGTTTTGCGCCTAAATTGCCTAAAGCATCCGATGAAACCAAATCCCATGAAGGATTAAAACCGAATGAAGGTGGTGGCGCAGACGCAGTTTGTGCCTGCAAAATACCTACTGATGTTGGCAACATCTAAATGCCTCCCATTACATACCATGCAGAAGGTGCGCCTACATCACCTATACAAACAATTGATGTTCCGTTGTTAATTGTAGTAGCAAGAGCAGTGCCATTTGATACACCATTAAGTGTATCGTTTGGGTCGGATAAACGAATTGTTATGTCGTTGCCCAATGTGTTGATAATGATATATTGAACACCTGCGGGTGCGCCTGCGGGTAAAGTAAAGAAAATTGCACCTGTATTAACCATACCGTAAACTCTTCCCGATTCTTCAATTGCGGGTGCAGGGTCAGTAGCAATGACTTCAACGGGGGCACGAAAATGGATTTGTCCTACACAGTCAAGAGTAGCCTCTCCTTCGACTGCGGCGATAGCATTTGCATCTGTATATTGAGAAGGAATAGTAGGCTTGTTAAGGATTTGAGCATCGCCACTTGAAGCATTCCAATCTGCATTTACATTGACTTCTGCGCCAGTAGCAATGCCATTCAGTTTAGTATGGTCTGCATCTGTAAACACATTTGAGTCTGTTGCACTTTCAACTAATGTGCGTATTTCGGATGCGGTTTGGTCTGCCGTTGCACCTGCTTCTATTCCATTTAACTTAGTGTGGTCTGCGTCTGTAAAAACATTTGAATCTGTTGCCGCTTCAACTGCCGCCCTTATTTCTGCATCTGTTTGGTCTGCGGTTGCATTTGCTTCTATACCCAACATTGTGCGCACTTCTGCGGGAGTTAACTCTTCGCTATCACCACTGCCTGTATCATTACGACCAAGAATTGTGTTTGTTGCTACATTTGACACAACATCAACTGTGCTACTCCCACCGCCGCCGCCACTGCCTACTGCGCTTGAACCAAAGTAAAGTTTGTTTGAATCTCCACTATTGACCCATAACTGATTTGCCGCAGGGCTTGAAATAACGCTTGCGGGAATAACAATACCGCCACTGCCAACGCTTAGTGTGCCACTTGCACTATCATAAGTAAAATCACCGTTATGCCCAAGTGATTGTTCAGTTTCTCCAAAAACAACTCTCCCTGCGCCAACAGAAGTTAAGCCTGTGCCGCCAAATGCTACATTGAGGTTAAACAGTCCTTTGTAGTGATAAACACCATCAGCAATAGGAAAAAAGCCCCATGTTCCATTGATAGTAGGTCTATTCACAAGATGGATTGTTGCGCCTTTTTCACCATCCCCTTTGATAGAAGCACCTTCGTTGATTGTTAAGTTTGTAAGAGAAAGAATAGAACCAAAAGGTAATATGCAGAATGAACCTACGCCACCTGCGGTTGCATCAATAACTAAGTTTCTCCATAGAAAAATCCAACCGCCATAAGCAGGGTTTCCATTTACGGGAAAGGTATGTCCTCCCATTTTTCCTTGAAAAGTCCATGTTCCCCATCCACTATCAAAACTGTTAATTGTTCCCGCTTTTACTTCAAATTGCAAACCAGTGCTATTATGACCCGAATGATGTGCAATAATCCAATTCATTTTTCTGTCATCTGCGTTTGGAGTATTGCTTGATGGCGCAACATTTTGTCCTCCCAAAAAAATGCTCATCATAGAAACAGTGTATTTGTTTTCAGTGCGAGTTGGCGTAATGTATTCGGGTCGAAACCCATAATCAAACTTCATGTGCGGATAAATACCTGCGTCTATTTTGACAACAGTATTACCTGTAAAATTGAATCTTAAATTATTCCTTGAACTGGAATCTGCAAATGGGTCTGCTACATTGTTTTCAATATACGCAGTATTGCTTTTATACTGTGGTGTTCCACTAAATGAAACAGTTGTTGCGCTTGTTGATTTGATTGAGTTTTCTTTACCGATGGATAAACCAACTTCGACTGTGCAATTTGCATTCATTGTTATCAAATGCGGGAATGTTGAGTCTATTGTTATGTTTGCAACAGTGGCTATATTCCAATCGCAGTTTTTTGTGCTAAATGAATTAAATGTTGCACCATCGCCAGTAGCAGGCACACCCGATGGAATCCAATTAGAAGAATTGTTTGCATCGTTATTTGATGCACCAGTCCATGTATAAACTGTCATTATCACACCTGCCGACTGTTGCTACTGTCGATTGCGAAGGCAGAAGATTCGGCTTCGGCAATCGCTTTAAGCAAGCGGTCGGCTTGTGCTTCAAACGATTTCAGTTGTGCGGAGAGCCGTATATCTGTCCTTCTTTGCTCGGCTTCGGGAACATACATTGGGATAGTGTCAATCATAACACGCAGACAATCGACGCAAACAAGAAACTTAATTGCTGATTCGCATTCAGTATCGCTCACGCCACTTGTAGCACCAAGACCATACAAAGTGCTACTTCTGCGCATTCTTGTAATCTGCGCACTACGAATAGTAATGTATTCGTCAATCGTGCCGTCATTCAGTCCTCTCGGTCTGTTGAGCAAATCACGAATCTGACTTTTTGTTGGATTTGTTATTGCCATCCTTCTTCACCTTTGCACTGCTTGACTTCTTTGGTGTAGCCTTTTTCTTTTCAACCTTTGGTTCGGAATAAACTTCGGTCTTAGGAACATCAATTAAAGTATGGACTTTAGGGTCATAGTGCGCACGACCCATAGGGAACATTGCGCCAGTCTTGATAAGGCTTCGAGCAAAATCACTGTTTGGAACAAAAACAATAGTGCCAAACGGTATTTCAGCAGGCAACTTTTGACGAGCATAAAAGCGAGTCTTAATTCTGCGGAATAAATAACCCAGTCCTTTATCCCATGAGTTAAGACGGTGCATCATTGCATCAAATGAATCTTCTTCGGGAAGAGGAATGCCCTTCTCTTTAAGAGCCTTTGCAACTGCCGCTTTACTCTTCATCCTTTACCACCTTTGGTTTGATTGTCTTATCTTTCAAAGGGGCAGAAGGCTTTGGTTTCTTTTGCGCAAACTCGGCGCAAAGGTCGGAAACACTGCGTCTGCTTGTTTCTGCGCAAACCAAATCCTTTTCGGATTTCGTCAAAGCACGACCCAAACGCCTTTCAGCGTATTTGATAAGAAACTCGCTTCTTTCAGACAACTAAATCACCGCCTAACCTCAAGCGGTAATGTTTGTAATCTTGCAGATACGGTTGTTCTTTCCGCTTGCCGCACCGTCTTGGTGTTCGTGGACTACGCAACCCATGTATCCAGTAAGCATCCAGTCGAAACCAACGCCCGGAATACGGGTCAATTCAGTTTCTTGGAAACCGTCGCCGTTGTATTGAAGGAACTCGGCGGTTTCTGCGCCCGGAATTAGGAGTAGTGCGGTGTCATCAAGAAGGGAATCACGACTGTAATAGATAGTCAAGTTTGCCATTCTCTTCAAGTGGTCTTGAAGCGACTCGACAACATTGCCGTAAAGCGTGGTTTGCAGAAGGACACTGCGATGCTTAGTAGGAACGATAAGAGCCATTGGCTCGTCGCCGCCTACACGACCGTTCTCGAAGATTTTATCCATTGCGCCAAGAATGTTTGCTTCTGCGTCGCCGCTTCCGCTATCCCATTCCGAACCACCTGCAACTGCAAGGGATTGACCTGCACCATCAATAAGTGCAGAAATGATAAGGTTGTCAATAACTGATGCTCGGTTGCGAACAATAGCCATTTGTTGCCTATCCATGTTCTCGAAAGTTTCACCACGAAGTAGCGTGGAGTCAAGGAAAATGCAACGACCCTGCCCCTTCTTCAAGTGAACGGAATAGTTTGCAGTGCCGATTTTGGTCGGGTCTGCAACTGCGTTATCAGCAAGAGGGTAAGTGAAAGTGCCTTCTGCACCAGTATACCATGTAAACTCAAGGTATGGAACTGAACGGACACCAACGACTTGCGTTCCGATTGCAATAGTAGTGGACTGCAATTCGATAAAATCACGAAGGGTTTGTTCAAGGACTGCATCGGCTTGACCGAATGCACCGTCTGCGGCTTCAACAGTTAGGATTTGCTCAAGTGTTTGATTCATTTTTTTCATCTCCATTTATTTTTTTGTCATCAAGCAATGATGGATGCACCAGTCATCACAGGAACGAGGTCGCCTGCGGAGGAAGAAGTAGTCTTTCCTTCTCCGATGTAAAGTCCGACTTTCTTGTTTGAGCCTGCGGTAGTAGTCAAAAGACCACCTGCACCTGCATAAACAGTAAGTCCAGTAGTGTAAGTTTGGGATGCGGCAGAAGCAATCATCAGCACACCGCCCATTGGGGTATAGCCGACCGTTCCGCCCGACACAAGACCGCTTGCATCACGCTCGGATTCATCCATTGATACACCGAGAGCGACTTCGCCTGCGGCAGTCAAGTCGAGTTTGTTGTTTGTTCCATCGTTAGTCAACAGATAACCTGCGCCAACAACAGTCGTTCCAGACTTTAGAGTAGCATTTCGTGGGGTATTCATTGCAGTCATTTTTCATCACCTTAAATCAAGTTTTTCATTTTTGCCTCTTCAAAGGTTGGTGCGCCTTGACGCTCAACTTCGGATGCAGACAGGGTTTGATTCCATGCCTTTGCCCAAGCATTCCATGCCTTTGCATAGAGGGATTCGGGGGTCTTAACCAATCTGCGGTTAAGGTAATTTGCGACCACTGCTTCTTTTTCAGCAGGGGTTGAAACAGATGCTTCAACATTGCTTGCAACTGGGGTCATTTCCTTTTCGACAGGCTTGATAGCCTCAAAGGATGCGATAACAGATTCGAGGGATTCGACAGGAAGTGAATCAACACCTGCAATTCCTAACTCGGTAGCCTTTTCGACAAGAGCAAGGCGTGCTTCTTCTGCCTTTGCTTCTTCGTCAGCCTTAATTGCGTTCAATTCTGCTTCTTTCTCGGCAAGTGAAGCCTTTAGAGCCTCGATTTCTGCGGAGTAGTCAATAGTTGCTTCTTCTGCGATAGGAGTTTCGACAACTTCCTCTTCGCTAATTTCGGATGCGATGATTTCTTCGGACATGTTATTCATTCCCGTTGCGATAGTTTGGAGAGAATGCGGTTGACTATTAAACTCTTCTGCTGATTTTGAGGGAATTACTCTTTCAACGCTTTCAATTTTTGCGCCGTTGTATGCAGGCTTGTGAACAATTGCAAGATGGTCGAACTCAAAATCGGATTCAAACAACATAGTCATGCGACCATCTTCTGCTTCAAACATGTCATCAGGAATACCACTGCCACCAATAGATACTCCATAACCCTGTCTTAACCAAAGCCCCGACTCAAGAGCCTCAAACAACTCTTTTCGATGGACTTCGGCTTTGAAACGAACATCCCAATCGCCACCCATTTTGTCAACAACATAGGCTTCTGTGATAAATCCAACTACTGCTTCTTCAACGCCGCCATTCATGTTGCGCTTAAAGCGACCATTTTCGGATGTAGGGTGTTGTAGTGTTAAGTCTGCGCCAACCATTTGTGAAACTGCAAGGTTTGCGCCTTTTCGAGTAATCTCCCAACCGTTTTTGTTGATTCCTTGATGGAATGCAATACCCGATATTGCAACAATGTATTCACCAGTTGATGCTTGAAGAACCATATCATCAACAGTAATTTCAACATCAATTTGGAAATCTGCTTTTACACATTGTCCGTTCTGCATTTTGTATCCCTTTCTGCAACCATTTTTCTTCACGGAAGGTTTTGAGTATGAGTAGCCACCGCCACCGCCGCCATATCCTTCAACATCTTCTTTGAAGTTATGACCTTTGTGAGCCTCCATACATTCTTGACTATCAAAGCCCATTTCTGTGCAACGACTCATAAACTCGTCATGCGATTCAGTGTCGTTTGGTTTTGGCAACTCTTTATCGCCATGTTTCATTGCTTCAAGTGATTCGCCACTACAACCGCAACCGCAACCGCCCATATCATTTGCTACGGGAGAGTCTGTTTTATTAAACTCATCATTGCTACTGGTATAATCGGAAACAGACTTATTTCTTTCCCACATTTTACAAGACCAGTAGCGAGGCGTTGTTTTGTCCTTTGCTTCTGCGCAGTTATGCCTATCACGGAATGCTTTGCGCCGTTTTGGGTCATCACGCTTAATTTCCATATTTGGGTCGCCAAAACGAACAATGATTACATTGCCTTTTTCATTTTGCACATAAACTGCAAACTTCTTTGATTCTTTTGGTGTTCGGAATGGTTTGTTCAATTTTACTTTGCGCCCTTGATATTCTGCGCCTTCAAACTCAACTCCATCCCAGTCCTCATAATCCTCTCCGCTTTCGTCTGCTCTCGGATGTGATTTAGGCAACAAGTCGTTGTCTTGCTTGTAATTTGGATTGCTCGGTCGACCATTGCGCAAAAGATACAGGAATGCTTTGACTCTTGCGATACCCCAACCACCCCTTGACATGTTTGGTGCGTGTGAACGAGAAAATGCACCTGCGCCTCTTCGATAAACAGACTTGAGGCGACCCATGCTTGCTTTTGAGCCTTTACCTTTCTTTTCGACTTTTTTGTTATGCTCTTGCATCATCTTGCGCAAACGGGCTTCTGTTTCCTTGCTAATTTTGATTGAGTTGTTTGGTTTCTTAGCAGAACCGGGTTTATTCTTTTTTGACCCTTTGCGCCGTTCACTTGGTTTAGCGGGAGTTTTTCGTGGGTCATTTTTAGGAGGTCGCCCGTATTGTAGTGCGCTTAACTCTTGTTCTGCATCGGGGTCATTTTTTCTATACCATTCAATAAACTCTTTTTCAGTTTTTGCAGGGGAATATAG